CCGAAGATAGTGTGGGACTACCAGAGACAGCCTGAAGACGGCGGGGATGACATCCCTGTTGAGGGCACAGCTCAAAACAACTTTAAAGCAACAAAATGGTTTAGATGCAACGACTGTTCAAGCCTTGTTTCTGAAGCACAGTTAGAAACCCACACCTGCGAGGAGTAAACCCATATGTCTGAGTCCTTAGCGGAACAGTACAGAAAAATTATGGCGGCTGAGCTAAGTCGCGGGTCAAAACTAGGCGCATCAGATCAAGCTAGAGCAGAACAGATATCAAGAAATAAACTTGTTTCTAGGTCGGTAGAAGCAGATATTATAAAAGATCGACAATATCTTAAAGAAGCAGACGAGGTATTTGGAACAACTCAACCAGGAATGCCTAATAATCTAGTTGACTATAGATATGATCTTAGGCAATACTATGGCGATTCTGGCAACTTAATAGAGCCGGAAGATGCAGATCTATACGGTATAGCGGACTTTAGTGGTCCAGACATTGAAACACCTACCTCAACGAGTAATCCAGACAGACCTAGAACTGTAGCGGCAGCTTATGATAAATCTAGAAAAGTTTTAACTATAGTATTTAGCACCGGCGTAATCTATAACTATTATGACGTAGATGACGGAGAATGGGTAGACTTTAAAAATCTACCTAGTAAGTGGGAATACATAAAGAATGTGTTAGATAGTAAACCTAGAGGCTATGCCGATAGGTCACAAGTACCTCCTCAGCTACAGTTTGTAGCATTTAAGTCCTATAGAACCTCACAAATCGGCAAAGCAGTACGAAGGAAACGATAATGGCAAAGACTAAAGATGTCGGTGTTTTCTACTGGCATGGGATCACTTATTCATTTAAACCTAAAGAGTTAGTTGAAAAAGCTGAGACTCAAGAGATTGAACACCCATTTAGGCACGGTAAGGGTATTGCACTACGCCTACCCCTAAGCCGGCGTGGTCTAGTTATTGGTAAGTGGAGCAAAACTGGTTTTACTGAAGGTGAAGCCCTAACCTATGCTATCAATGGCCGCAGTCTGACCAAAGATGAGGTAGACTGGGACAATATAAGACTTGGGGCAGCAGATGATTCAAATAAAGTTCAGTAAGAAAAAGTCAGCAAAGCGTGAGCTAACGCGTATCCAAAAGCGAATTCAGCTCCTAAGTAACGATGATCTCCTTGCTTGGGCTGAAACCTCTGTTTATGATATAGCTAGAAACATGTCGTCTTGGAAAAAACAAAAAAACATCTTTTACTTAGATGAGGCTAAACTGGCCGCAGAAGTACTTTTTGAAGCATTAGAAGTAGTACATCGGAGAGAGAATGTCAAGTGAAGATTCATACGTCCCTACCGAACTTGCTGACGAGTATGTAGAAGACTTTCTTGACGAAGAGGAGGAAGACGAACTTGAAGAGTTTGAAGAAGACGAAGAAGACGAAGAAACTGGCGATCAGTATTCTTATGATAATCCTAGCAACGATTTTACTCCCCTTAGCGACGAAGACCTTGAAAACGAAGATGATGGGTTGGATGAGCTCTCTAGAGAATTCGTTGCATCACTTGTAGATAAAATTATGTCTTTTATGAAGTTGCTGGTCGGACACGATCTGCACCCATATCAAAAGCCATTAGCTAGAAGAATTATTGAATCAGTAATTATTAACGACGGCGAAGAAATAACCGCTCTAGCATCACGTCAGTCTGGAAAGTCTGAGACTGTCGCTGATACCGTCGCTACCTTAATGGTCATATTACCTAGACTAGCTAAGATGTACCCAGATCTTTTAGGTAAGTTTGGTGATGGAATTTGGGTAGGTATGTTTGCCCCTGTTCAAGCACAGGCAGAAACTCTATACTCAAGAACCGTATCTAGACTTACAAGTGAGCATGCTTTAGATATTTTAGGTGACCCAGAAATTGACGACTTTACAGCAAAAAGCCCTGGAGTTACTAGAAACATCAAACTAAAGAACTCAGGATCTACCCTGATGATGATGACAGCAAACCCAAGAGCTAAAATTGAATCTAAGTCTTTCCACCTCATGATTATTGATGAGTGTCAAGAAGCTGACGACTTTATTGTGGCTAAGTCTATTTCTCCTATGGGAGCTTACTACAACGCTACTATGGTAAAAACAGGCACACCAACTAACACTAAGAATAACTTTTACCGAGCTATCCAACTAAACAAGCGTAGGCAGACCGGCCGTAATGGAAAGCAGAACCATTTCCAATGGGACTGGAAAGATGTTGCTAAGTTCAACGCCAACTATGAGAAGTTTATCCGTAAAGAGATGCTACGCGTTGGTGAGGAATCTGATGAGTTTCAGATGTCATACAACTGCAAGTGGCTCCTAGAGCGAGGAATGTTCGTAACCTCTACGGTTATGGATGACCTGGGGGATACCTCTCAAGAAGTTCAAAAGTCATACCATATGTCACCAGTTGTGGTAGGTATCGACCCTGCCCGTAAAATGGACTCCACGGTTGTTACCGTGGTTTGGGTTGACTGGGATCGACCAGATGAGTTTGGTTACTACGACCATAGAATCCTAAACTGGTTAGAAATCCAGGGGGATGACTGGGAAGAGCAGTATTTTCAAATTGTAAACTTCTTAGGAAACTATGACGTTTATGCGGTTGCTGTAGATGCTAATGGTGTCGGTGACGCTGTAGCCCAACGGCTTAAGATGCTGTTACCTAGAGCAGAGGTAATCTCTGTAACTTCTAGCCCAACAGAGCAATCTAAGCGATGGAAGCACATGCAGGCCCTGATTCAAAGACAACTTATTTCCTGGCCAGCTCACGCTAAAACTAGAAGGCTTCGTACTTGGAAGCGGTTCTACCAACAAATGGTGGACGCTGAAGTTCAGTATAAAGGTCCTAACTTTTTGGTAGCTGCCCCAGATGAGGCCCATGCCCACGATGACTTTGTAGACTCCTTGGCCCTGGCCTGTTCCCTAACTCAAGAGTTAGTTATGCCTACTGTAGAAGTAAGCTCATCCCCGTTTTTTAAGTAAATCTATATCCGTTTAGGGAAACAAAACCTTAATTTAGGTGGAGACTATTCCCGAGGACCTCAATCCACACCTATAGGAGAAAAAAACATGGCAGAATCAACAATTGCGCCTAACCCAGGATTCCCTGAAAGAGTCGGTGCTTCTTACGAGCGTAAGATGTCACCAGCTTCTGCGGGACTTCGCGGACCACTTCGTTTCGAAGAGGGCGTTGCAACAGACACTGATGTTCCACAAGAATTTCAGAATGGAATTAATCAGGGGTATAACACCCCAGCTGGTCGTCCGAACCACAATGAGGCTGTACACACAAAGCCAGCCGAAGAGACTATGAGCGAGCGCGCTCACGTCGGTTCAGCAGCCTGGGTAGAAGCACCTACATATATCTCAGAGTACGAAAACGGTAATTTTCAAGATTACGCGGAAGCAAGCTTTGAGGAAGTGTTCCGTACAGGATCACGCTACCAACGTGCTAACCCGGCTCGAGTTAACGACTAAGTAAGATACACTTAGGTGGGTACCCGACTTTGTACCCCTTCTCCGAAGTCGGGCACCCCCTTATCTTTATTTAGGAGCTTAAATGGCTAAAGTTGCTGAAAACCAAAAATTGTGGAACAGCATAATGCGTCAAGCAAAAAGTAAGTATCCGCCAAGAAGTCCTATGGCTACAACATCATTTGCAGCTAACAAGTGGGCATCAGAAGAATATTCTAGACAGGGTGGACAATGGGTATCTTCTAAGTCAGAAGTACCAACTAAATTTAGAGATGTAAAAACTGAAGAACAAAAAAAGAAAAAAGCTAAGATTGCAAAAATCAAACGAGATAAGAAAAATGAAGGGTTAGTTTAATACATGAGTATTGATTTTAGTCCTCCGAGTTATAGGGCAGCGTCGTCTGACTTAACTATCTCCATTTCACCACTAGGTCTCGTAGAACTCGCAGATGAAGAGTTTGAAGTCCACGGCCCACGACTAAATCGTTATTCATTAAACTGGGCAATGTACCTAGGCCATCACTGGCCATACCGACGTGAGCTTGGTGAAGCTCAAATGGTTTATAACTATTACCGAGCATTTACAGATTATTTAATTAACTTTACTTTTGGTCGCGGCGCAACATTCCGTAGCCCACACGCAACAGAAGCTATCATCCCAGACATCTTAAAACGAGTGTGGGAAACAGACAATGACAAGAACGGCGTGCTCTGGGAAATGGGCCAGCAAGGCGGAGTATCAGGAGACTGCTTTGTTAAAGTAGCTTATGAAGAAGCATATGAAGATCCATCAGGACGTAAACATCCTGGACGAGTAAGAATCCTACCGCTAAACGCATCTTTTTGCTTTCCTGAGTTCCACCCACACGATCGATCTAGACTTATTCGTTTTAAGCTTAAGTACCGTTTTTGGGGAACATCCTTAGAAGGAACTCGCCAGGTATATACCTATACTGAAATTCTTACCGATGATCGTATTGAAGAATACATTAACGATGAGCTTATTGACTCTCGACCAAACCCAATTGGCCTAGTACCAATCATTCATATTCCAAACGTAAGAGTATCCGGATCCCCATGGGGGCTTTCTGATTGTCACGACTTAATTGTTCTTAATCGTAATTATAACGAAGTAGCTACAGATATAGCAGACATCATTAACTACCATGCGGCACCCG